TTTAAATCCGCCCTTAAACCTTCTTATCTTAGCAAGACCATCGTCAATATCAACGTCAACATGGGCGACTAACTCTCCAAGATTCACGGATTAGTTCCTCGCCCTCGAAGTAATCCATTCCGCATTACCCTCTTGCGGAGTTTTCTTGCAAAGCTGCCAGAATAGAGAATCCGCCGGTAGTCCTTTCAGTAGGACGTAGAATTGTCGGGAACCCATCTCGACTATGTCTTTTCGGTCGAGTCTATAGGTGGCGTTGAATCCGGATTCGACTGCGCCCCAATAGAGCCGAATAAGGCTTGGACTTTTCCCGAGGCCATAACCTCTTCCATTCTTTCGGCTACTTCCGCAAAAGTTAACTTATTTCCCTGTATCCGCAGCATAGACCATGCCATAATAACTGTAAGCTGCCGTAGAGTTAGTCCGCGGCTAACCCATTCATCATAAGTGCCATCCCCATAAAGCGCAGCTAACAGCTCCTTTGTTGCAGAGGGATCACCGACTTTAGTGTTCTGCGCTTTTTGTTCAATAGCTAATGGAATATCTGTCGGTACAACTACCCATCCTCCGAGTATCTTTACCTTTTCCTGTTCCTTTATTTTCTGATTTGACCAGAATTGGTCGAAGTCGAGGGTATCCTCGGACAATTCCTCATCGGGAAACTCGTTACTCATTAGGCCACCGCCATTGTCGTTGCCCCGCCGTGACGGGTAAATGTGCTCGCCCAGGAAGTCTTATCGTTGTTTTCTCCCCCGACTTCTCCAAGAGCGACCCAACATGCCCATACTGTCCAGACTATCTGAGTCGTATAGCGGAACCGCAGAGTACCAACTGCCTCATTTCCTATTAAAGCACCTAGAGTTTCCACCCTTAATTGTCCAGTGTCCCGCACATTAGCGGCCGATAGTAAGAATCTCCCTTCTAACTCTAGTGTCGATCCCCTTTGCATAGGTTGATCCCGATGCTGGCCGGCATCCTCAAAGGTAGTCATATCTGTTACTTCCTGATTTTCCCCCGGGTTCAACTTAAATGTACGCTTTCCGAGAATGTCCACCCAGGTAAGGTTATCCGCGGCCTTGACCTGAAATATCCACCCGCGAGCGTTAATCTGCTCTGTCATGCCGGTAGTCCTCTCCGATTGGGATTGTGTACGGTCAACTCGACACTAAGCGCATGCAAATGACGTTTGTTATCATCCCTACCAACGTACGTCGGACCTGAACCAATAGCTATAACCAGAATGAAACGAACCTCGGATATTGTAATCGGTCCAAGACCATGTAAGTCGTTATAGATAGACTTAAGTAATTGGCGAGAAGCAGCAGGGTTATCGTCCCTACTCATTATTTGAACACGAGGGGTGTCATAGGGCAGCAATGAATCCGCTTCCGGACCAGCATAAGTAGTGAGCACTAATACACGGGAGGGCACTGCTGGTTGAAAGTCAAAAACAATACCCCGTTCAGGCTCTACATAAACTTGAGCCGTACGATAAGTGCCAAAACCCTGCTGAGCTAGTCGCTCTGCAAGGGCTTCCACAGGATCGGTTGTCATCGCATCACAGTTCCGATAATTCGAAGCATTTCGCTAGCCTCGAACAGCATCGCTCGTTCTAAGTATTTCGGCCCGCCCATAGTATGATTGAAATCGAACCGCTCGTGTTGCACAATAGCGATAACGCCTTCCGACGGAGGACCGCCGAACGAAACCGAACCGTCTAAACCGTCGCGCTGAACAGCCCCGGATTCCCTCAAGTTGCCAATATCTCGCGGTGCTAGTTCGGCAGCACTATCGCGTAAATGCTCGGCTGCCTGCTGTACCCCCGTACTGCCTCTGTCCCGCCAGGTGGCCTCTACCCGGTCCCCATGCCAATTCAGCGTAATGCGGGTACTCATTTGAAATACACCTGCTTATGATCGGGAGTTGGAAGTCCATTACCGTCAAAGATAGCAAGTGCAAGAATGGTTGTCGGACGGTTGTTTACAGTCACACGAGAGTCAACGGGGACATCGGCAGTCAATGGCATAATTGCCCATCCGGACGAAACTACTTCCTGTCCTGTTTTATCCCGAACTAAGGTAATCTTTTCTTCTACGTAGCAATCAGTGTATGAAACAGATTCTCCGTACATAGCCCCCTGAGAGTATTGCCCCATAAGGGGCTCAACTAGTACAGTGTGATTAAGCAGGAAAGCGGGAATCTGCATTACCCACTCTCCCTTGCAAAGATGGGCAACAATCCAACACTTTCTAATTCATATAGAGCTTGTGGAGCAAGGGCAGTCTTTCCACCATCACCCTTAGTGCCAGCACTCCCGGCGCCACTCAAGGTTACGGAACCAATACTGACAGTCGAATAAATAGGCGAACCATGCGGATTCCCATATCCGGCTTTCCAGAATGAAACTTGAATCATGGTGGCGTTTTTGATAGCTGTACTAATCTCGGGATCTGTCGCTACCCCATTAGCATCCGTAGCGTATACCGCTCCCCGTAGGACAGAATCTATTAACCTACTGGCCTGTTCTAACAGATTATCTGCGGCCAGATAGACTATTAACTCTTGTGCCGTAGCGTATATGGGAGACGTCATTCCTCCTCCCTATTTTCGTTCTGTTCTCCCTCACTTACTTCCAGCCAATCCTCAGACCCATCTAAACGCTGAGCTTCCAACGTTCCGGGTTCTGTCAGGATTTGTTCAGATCCGTCCCGACGTCGATATAATACACTCATCCCCAATTCTCCTCTAACTCATCTGCCCAGGCGATAATCTCAGGTTTCGATTCACCCGACGTGTCATCCCCCGGAATGTTATGGATTCTTTCCATGTAGACTACCCATTCTTCTTTTGGCGCCGTCTCTTTCGGGCGCCCATCCTCTCCCTGTACCGAAAGGATTTGCATTTCCCCCCGGTCGATCTGGTCACGGGCATGCAAAGGTAACGGGAGATCGAAAGTAAACTCACCTCCACCTAGTCCACGACAGATCATGCTCATTTCGCAGCCTGCCTTACCGTTACGAAACCTGTAGTACCTACCTCGAAATCAATATGCAGATTTCCGGTCGGCTGCATAAAACGGCCGGAGGTAAGCGGGCCGAATTCGCGAGTAGCAGCATTACCGACTGAACCAACCAGGTCACCTTGACTGCCCAGGGATGCCGGGGGGTTGACTCCGGCCCGAATCGTAACTAGCTTTGCCGTTGCCGCTGTATTGTTGACAGTGACCATGAGTCGATTAAAACCCGGATTTTCCACTACTAATCCGTTGGTCACGAGCGCTGCATCAATAACTGTCGACCCCGGGGCTGCGATGGACGAATCCCGTACTGAGTTGGCCATTGCAACTAGTGTTCGTGGCATGATTGATACCTACTCTCAGGTTATAGATGCGGTGACAGTCGCCAGGCAATCCGGACGGACTACCTTAGCACCGTACAAATGAAGTGCCTTCATGGCATCACTGAACGATGATTCCGGACGGTAGAAGTGGATAGTGTTAACTGGGATCTGTGTAGCAAAGCTGAGTGCTGACCGGACACCCGCCATGACTTCCCAGTCATCCCCCGCCGGATTCGGGACATTGTTGCTCATCCGAATATCAAAACCCTTGAGTCGTCCGACGCGACCATTTAATACCATGTTTGCTGTATCGGCAGGAATAAACTCAGGCACCCCGGTCAGTAGTCCGTGATACCACGGAGGTACAATAACGAAACGTCCCTCTCTCCCGACATTAGCTGAGTCCAGCCGTACCATGAGATCGGTCAACGCCTGTCCCGCAAGAGCAGGTGTGGTAATTGCCCGTACGCCTAGTCTATTGGCTGCCGCGATCTCCGTATACTTTGCTGCGATGAACTTATCGGTTTCATCGCTCATAGCATAGGCGCCCTCATCCGCGGCCTGTTCCATAAGACCGGGCACAGCCTGCCGACGATCGACGTCGTCAATCTCAACCGCAAAGTAATCGGCTTCCGTGACATTCAGGAATTGCTCGGCAGCTGTAATAGGGTCAGGAACAATATCCGTCACGTTGGGTAGGTACTTACGGACCGTCGGCCGTCCTATCGTGAGAATCTTTACAGAGTCCCCTTGCGAGGCAATTT